GATAATGAGATGCAACTCATGACTGCTATGGAAGACCACGATTACACTTGTTGGTTGGATCCTGATAACGTCCCTGCCTATGTCAAGGACGATGAAGACATGGAGAGTCTTTAAAAACCCTGGTGGAGTCATCCCTAATAAATGCCCATGATGGAGACATGTAAAAAACCCTGGTCGGGATGGTCAATTGACCCCTGCGTTTTCTAGTTCGAAAACTAGACAATACGGTATTTTTTATGAAGTTTGATTTAAAATGGGTTGATCCTTTTTTAGTATGTAAATTACCCAAAGAAATAAACCAAGAAATAAAAACTTGGGTTAATGAGTCTAAGAAAAACAAGAATCATCCACTTGCATTTCTTAAAGCTCATGAAAATCTTGGATATGGTTCAGAATTTAGATTGCAAAACAGTTATCAATGTTCTGTTTCTCCATATCTAATCATGAATTCTTTCTGGTTGCCATATACTCTTAGAGTATGTTCAATGCATTGGGGAGGTCATCATAGAGATTATAAACTCTTAAATCGACCTGGACATTTTGATGGATGGGATGTTTGGACAAACTTTTCTTATCAGGGAAATGGAAATCCAACTCATCAACATTCAGGATCAATTTCTGGTGTAATTTATTATCAAAATAAAAATCATCCAACATTATTTCCTAAACATAATAAAAAATATGAAGGTGATAATGGAACTATGATTTTGTTTAATAGTCGAGTGGATCATTCAGTTGAACCACAAACCTATAAAGGAGAAAGAATTACATTAGCTTTTAATATCATAAAACATACAAGTTTCTAATTTTTCTTAAAAATTAGTGGTGCGGATGGGGTAACCCCGCCCAGTTTCTTGCTTCTGGTCAAAGAGCAAGTGGCGTGCATGAAAAGACCTTTGAAGGGTGGTTGCATAAACCACCCTTTTTTTGTATAATTAGATAAAAGTATTATTGATATGAAAATCGGTTTTAATTGTAGTTGTTTTGATCTTTTTCATGCTGGGCATGTTACAATGCTCAAGATGGAAAAAGAAATGTGCGACTATCTAAAGGTTGCATTACAAGTCGACCCCACTATTGATAGACCTAGTTTAAAAAACAAACCAGCACAATCAATTTATGAAAGATTTGTTCAGGTGCAAGGATGCAAGTATGTTGATGAGATTCTGATATACGACACTGAAGCAGATCTCCTCAATCTAATTAAAACACAAACATTTCATATTAGATTTTTGAGCGAAGAATATAAGGATATTGATTTTACTGGAAAACAATATTGTATTGATAATGATGTTGAAATTTTCTATCATAAAAGACGACATCAATATTCAACTACAGAACTTAGAAATAGGGTGTATGAACTTGAAAGGGCAAAGAGAGAGGAAAAAAATATTAAAGACATCAAACAATATTCTCCCGAACTTTTAGAAAAATACGGTCAAAAATGACTAACATGAACGCAATAGGAACTAATCTAAAAGATGCTTACGTCATCACAAATAAGAAGTTTGAGGATGATCGTGGATTCTTTATGGAATCTTTCAATCTCAAAGAGTTTAGAAAGATCGTTGGATATGATGTTGAGTTTGTTCAAGACAATCACTCTAAGTCCTCAAAGGGTGTTCTAAGGGGACTTCATTATCAAATCCAAAATCCACAGGGTAAGTTAGTACGTTGTATATCTGGTGCTGTCTTTGATGTAATTGTAGATCTTAGAAAATCGTCACCAACTTTTGGAAAGTGGTATGGTATTGAACTCAATAGAAACAATCTACAGTTGTGGGTTCCTCCTGGTTTTGCTCACGGATTCTATACGTTGACAGAGACTGCAGAATTCGTTTATAAGACTACTGATTACTACTACCCAGAGCATGAAAGGTCTTTGTTGTGGAATGATGTAGATCTGGGAATTGATTGGCAGACCACAGTAGGACCTATTCTTTCCAAAAAAGATTTAGCGGCAAGTTCTTTTATTGCATGTGAAAAATATGAGTGAAATTTCTGTTTATGGTGGAACTGGATTTGTAGGAAGTGTTTTTTCAAAAATATATCGGAAAGAATCTATAGTTATTCCTAGAGAAGAAAGGCAACCACAATCTGAGAATATTGTTTATTTTTTGAGTACAACCACCAACTATAATGTTTTTGAAGATCTTCATGTAGATATCAATACAAACTTAAACATTCTCATGGATGTTTTGGAGTATTGTAAAGGCACAAATGCTGTTTTTAATTATGTTAGTACTGGATTTGTTTATGGTAATGATATTCTAAATTCTAAAGAAACTGATGAATGTAATCCAAGAGGATTTTATTCAATTACTAAGAGGGCTGCAGAGCAATTGCTAGTATCTTTCTGCGAAACTTTTGATGTAAAGTATAGAATTATTCGTAGTGCAAGTATTTACGGGCACGACAAAACTCAATCCAGTAAAAAGAATGTTCTTGGACATATGGTTAATCTTCTAAAAGAGGATAAGGAGATTTGTTTGTATGATGGTGGGGAATACTACAGAGATTACATGCATGTTGATGACGTGTCGAGAGCAATTAGGACTATAATGGATATTGGTGAAATAAATTCGATCTATAATATAGGCGCAGGAAGTCCAAGGTTATATAAAGATATAATTTTAACGGCAAAAGATATGATCAATAGTAAGAGTGAAATAAAATCAATACCTACACCAGATTTTTATAGGAGAGTGCAGGCAAAGAACTTTACCTTAAATGTTGATAAACTAAAATCTCTTGGATTCAAACCACAAATTACCTTGGAACAAGGTCTCGGTTACTTGTGTTTTGATACCCACTCTGCTATAATCTAAAAAAATGTCCCCATATATGAAAAATTTAGCACTTGGGTTCTGTTCAATTCGTCCAGTACAACTTCCAGAAGAAGCTTGTGATGCTAGAGAAGAAGAGTATCTAATCTGCCTGAAGCAACTTAAGAGAGTTCTCCCAGATTACTTTGATCTTTTAATCTGCGAAAACACCATTGATGAACTGGAGCAGATTAAAAATTCAGAACTGAGAGAACTTCTGTCTGACTCAGAAGTGTGTGCTACTGGCAGTGCTGGAAATATTGGTACAGTTAATAAGGGTATGGGAGAACTTCTCATGCTTAAAAGTGCCCTTGATGAAACTGACCTAGATAATTACAAGAATGTTTCTTATATTACGGCAAGACGTTTTTACACTTGCCCATATGTTTTTGAAAGGACAGACAGTTTAGGAAAGCAAGCATTACTATCAAATCCAGATTTCGCTTATATTAGTGGGAAATTCCACGAGAGTTGCAAGGAAGGACTTTATAATGATATGTTTTTCTCAATGAATACTTCTGTTATGGTTGATTATGCTAACTATGCGATGAAGTACATTCAAGACAACCCAGTACAAACACTTGGGTCTGAACAACTACTGTATAATTTTGTCACTGAGAATAAAATTGAATATGAGTGGTTGACTTGGTTAGGTATTATTCGCAATGATTGGTTGACCATGATCCGCAATAATTGGGAGGGATCTAAAACAATTCTTGATATTGATAACTTCCACGTTAATTGATTACTAACATACACTTATTCTAGATTACAACAATGAAAATCCGAGATACTGTACTTCCTGTTCTTCGCCCTGTTGGTGGTGATGAAGAAGTTAATGCCATTAGAGAATCGATCGAGAGTGGTTGGTGGGGAAAGGGACCTAAGGTTGCCGAGTTTGAAAAGAAATTTGCTGAGATGGTCGGCGCTAAGTATGCCGTAGCAGTAAATAGTGCTACCAGTGGTCAAGATCTTGTTCTTAAGGCACTGGGAATCAAAGATTGTGATATCATTAACCCCACAATCTCTTTCATGACTACTGCTGTTGTTCCCCTATGGAATAACTGTACTTCCAACATCGTTGATGTTTTGGAAGATACCATGTGCTTGGATCCTGAGGATGTTCGCAAGCATTTGAAACCAAACACAAAGGCTATCATCGCAGTTAATCAAGCAGGAGTTCCTGCTCCTATTGATGAAATCCGTAAGTTCTATGATGGTTTGATTATTGAAGACTGCGCTCATAGTTGCTATACACCTGGTGCAGGTATGCAAGGTGATGTTGCGGTGTGGTCATTCCAAGCAGTGAAGACGATGCCTTGTGGTGATGGTGGTATGATTACCACAAATGATAAAGAACTATATGAAAAACTAATTCCTCTCACATGGTTGGGTATTACTAGCACATATTCTCGTGTCAAGAAGGATGATGGACTGACTGGCAAACCTGGTTATTCTTGGGATTATGAGGTTGATGTTCTGGGATATAAGTGTTACATGATCGACCTTCAGGCAGCAATTTGCTTGGAGCAAATGAAGAAACTTCCTAAGAACCTGGAATGGCGTCGTCATATTCAGAAGTGCTACAATGATGAACTTGCAGGATTGATTCGTCCTCCTGCTTGGTCTGAAACCGTTCAGTATTATTGTGCTCGTGTTCCTGCTGCTGAACGTGATGATATGATTGATTATCTTGCAGATAAAAAAATTCATACTAGCGTTCATTTTAAACCTCTTCATAAGTATGACATCGTGAAGCAAGATCGTGAGTATCCTGTTGCCGATCGTGAGTGGAAAAAACTACTCAGTCTTCCCTGTCATCCTGGAATGACACAAGAAGATATTGATTATGTAATCTATTGGGTTAAAGAATACTATAAAGAAAAGAATATCGTCTCATATGACGGCAAGAAAACCGTTTATCATGGAACTATTGTAACTGAGGATTGATATGTATTTGGATAATTACAAAATCGAAGGAACTGTAAATCTGGATGCCAATCCATGCTTTAGCAATCCAGATACCTTCCCAAACTTTCAGGATAAACTAGAAGAGTTCAAGGGTCTCCTGAAAGATCTCGTTGCTAACAACGAGTCTAAAACTTTCTACAAGTTTGGTGATGGGGATTATTTCTTTCTTAAGAAGCAGGGAGTTGGTAGTGCCTCTCCTGGTCGTAGAGCACTGAGCAAAGGATATGATGACATTGGGCATGAAGATTTTGTAGAAGGTGCCAAACTGTGTGATTACTACACCTGCGAGATCTACCCCGAAAATATCTCTAAGTTCAACGAAGTTATTCCTGATATCCAGATTGATTATCCTGCTGAGTATGGATATGGTCTGGTTGCTAACAAATGGATTCTTCAAGAGTTTTCAGGTAAAATTGGATTGATTGGTGCGGATAGCAAACTCAATATCATTGAGAATGTTATTGAAGCTCCACAATATCAAGAGTATCTTGGTCTTGAAAAGTTTGAAGATTATATCTCTCTTCCACAGCGTTTTGCTTGTGATGATCTAGAAGCAACTGAAAGAATGGTTGGTGAGCAACTCAAGAATTCAACTTCTAAGATATTTCTGATGGGTATGGGACATGTTAAGTCGGGTCTTATCCATCGACTTAAGAAATATACTGATGCAGTATTTCTTGATGTTGGTTCCTCAATTGATGCTCTTGCTGGTATAATTGATGTTAATCGTCCTTTCTTTGGTGATTGGACCAATTATCAAATCGATGATCAAGAACTATACGTTGGAGTTGATTATCTAGCATACGAAAAGAAAGGGAACCACGTTTTACTTGAGAGAAATGATTAAAGAATTTTACGAA